CTGTTGATAAGTTGATGTATTATATATGAGTCCTTTTCCACTCTAACATTTGAATCTTTACCTATCATTCTGTTTTGTTTGTTTTTATGAAATGTGATAACAACTTCATCTTGGTAAACACATTGTTCTCTATCGATTCTATTTCTAACATGTGATTTACGAACATGTGGAAACCATTCTTTGTTTTCATGAAATATTTGCCAGACATTATTGAAGTCTGAATCGATTGCTATTTTCATGCAAAGAATTCTTCTAGTGTTGATACTGCAACGTTCTTAAATAAATCTACAGAGGTGTCTTTACTAAAACACCATACGTTTTCTATGTACATCTTATCAAAGAATTCATGCAATGCTTCTTGGTCAAACTCACCATCTTCTGTTGCAAATACATTTTTACCTTGTGGTCTTTGCATGATTCTCATGCCAACTTGACCAATGAAATTGTTTCTTAACATATCAACGAGTTCATCACCTGACCTGTATCGTTTACCTTTTATCTTAGGGTCTAAAATGTTTATCATTAATATGCCTGTATCACTAAGAGCATCGAATGATTTTTGTGAAACAGGTAGATAGAACTCGTCTCTCCACTTTTCATATTCGTTAAACTTTGCCCATGATTGGTCTTCTTCATGTTCACCACCTTTGTTGTATTCTTCTGTTGAGAAATATGGTGGAGATGTGAATGCACAATCAATTGGTGGTAATGTTTCGTATGGTAGATTCTCTGCACCACATCTATAGATTGTAACTTTCTTTGAACCCTCTGAAATGAATTTATCATCTTCAAAATACATGTAAGGTTCATTGCCTGTTAGTATTTTTTCATATGCAACACATTGTTTTTTGTATTGTTCAAAGACATTTGGATTTGGGTCGCAACCATAATACTCATCTGCATTCGAAGTATAGAAACCACAAAGTCTATCACCCCAACCACATGATGTATCTAAAATAGTTTTTGCTTGTGTAAGTTCATAGATTGCTCTTGCGACATTTGGTTTGAACTGAGTTGCAACGTAAGTGCCTAATCTGAATGATGATATGTAACTCTTCTCTGCAAGTTCACCACCCACTAATCGTTCTTCACCATCAATCTGAACTTTCTTAACACCGTTGATGCCTCTCCAAATCGGACCTAGACAACTCCATATTTCTTTTGCTGTCCCAGATTTGAAAACTTCTACAGGTGATTTGTAACCATAACTGCCACATGCGAGTCTTAAATGTTGATGAAAGTAATCACTTGCATCATTAAATGTATGAGTTGAATCAATAACACCTAGTCCGTATTCATTGAAGTCATATTTGTAATCATCGTATTTTTCTAAGACTTCTTTTTGTAAATCTTTAAATGCTGTTACATCACGGAATGGGTCTGAATCTTTAAGTGCGAGAAACATTTTTGTGTATCTCTCTTCAGAGATAATCTTCATAGGATATTCTGGTCTTTCAGTAGCAATAAATTCAGCAAGTGTTTCTCTAAAAAGTTCTTTGCCAAATTCATCGTTCAAACTTTGAAAGGTATGACTATCTAGGATAGGCACACCTCTCTCGTTTGTATTCTGTTTAAGAACTTGGTATAGTTTATCCGACAAAGTCCTCACCATCTTCCCAACCGCAACCTGTTAGTCCACCTGCTTGTAAACCTTGTAGAGTTCTAAGAACTTCTTTATGGTTTCTTCCAGTGTCTAGTGCATTGATTGAGGCATGTTGAATGACTCTGTTTTTATCAAAGATAAAGGTTGCACGATAACATACACCTTCTTCTTCGTTAACAATACCTAATGCAGATGATAATCCAAGTCCACAATCAGCGGCAAGTGTATGTCTGATATTACCTATCAATTCATTCTCTTTTTTCCATGCTAATTTACAGAACTCGTTATCACCACTAATACCTATCACGTTTGCATTGTCGACTAGAGTGTCAAAACCAGCAATCTCTGTAGGACATATAAAGGTAAAGTCTTTTGGATAAAAGTAAACTACTGACCAGTCATGTTTTAATGGTTGATAGTTTTCTTCTACACTAACTCTCACAAATTCGTTGTTCTCGTTAATTCCTTGCAATGAGAATGCAGGAAATAAATCTCCAACTGTTAACATAATATTCTCCTTTATATAAGATACTCCCATTATATTACAAACAGGAGTATCTGTAAAGAGAGTTTTTACTTAATTTTGATAGATACTGGTTTATCTTCTTCAGGAATAACTCTGACTAGTTTGACATGTAGAATACCATCTTTCATGTCTGCACCACTGACTTCAACATCGTCTGCAAGTGTAAAACTTCTTTTGAAAGCTCTAGATGCAAGTCCTTTGTGGACAAAATCTTTTGAGTCTTCATCGAGTTTACCTTCAATGGTTAAAAGAGTTTTCTCTTTAGTGATTTCAATATCTTTCTTACCAAATCCTGCAACTGCAAGTTCAATGCAAAAGTTTTCTGCATCTTCTTGTACTATGTTGTAAGGTGGGTAATTAGTTTGAGTGTGACTTGATAGACGATTGAGTTCATCAAAGTATCTATCGAATCCAATTGTGAGTGGTCTGAATTGACCAAATATATCTAAATGCGTCATATGTTTCTCCTTTAATAAGCAAGTTAATATAAGTGTAGACCCGTTTTGGCATCTACACTTATTATATATGTCTCTTTATAGATTTTTCAAGGGGCTTTTATAAAAAAAGTGACCAAACTTTATTGATTCTACCTGACTTCATTAGTTTATGTAATGTCTTCATGCCATTCTCTCCAATTCTGAGAACTCACATGTTTTAAAGCCTGAAGAGGTTTCAATTCTATAAGTTTTATGGATTTTCTTCTCTTGGAAGTATAATTTACCTCTCAGACAATCAGGTGTTACTATATTACCTTTGTAATATGATTTGTCTTTAAGTTCAAAGATAAGTGAATTGTTTTTCATCACATATACTTTGTTCACATCGGATTTTTCTATTGTGTGGTGGTCTGCTTGTGCAAATCCGACTAAAAACAAGGCAGACACTAATGCATATTTAAGCATATCTATCTCCTGTTATGTTGTAACTATCCGACAACTGGACTTCGGTTTCCCTACTTACTCTTTGTGTCTTAATTGTTACTGTTTCATTCCTGTCACAATTGTCACAGGATTGTCATAAAGTATTTAGTCGTTTGCAATACTAATTATGGTAGATATTTCAATATCATGAAATTTATTAGTTTTTAGATTTAATACAACAATCTTATTAGAATCACTTTGAAACTTTCTAGGAACTGTACACCTCATCTTGTGAATTTTTTCAGATGTGAGAGATTGATACTCTACAATTTTTTCTTGTTGATATAATTGGTCAAATACTTGCTGAAATGTCATTTTTTTAATTAGATGCAATTAGATAGGCACTTGACCCATTTGGATAATGATTTTCTATTGTTTCAACAGTTCTCCATCCATGTCTCTTATTATACATTTCAACTGCTCTGTTGTTAACATCAATATAAGCATATACTAATGGATAATTTTCCATCAAAAATGTCATTATATCATCAGCACAACCTATTACTTTTCTACGAACACAAATATCTAACCAATACCATGCTAGTTCGTTGTCTAGTTTTTCTTCGTATCTTATCAAACCGATTGCATAACCAACAACTTTGTCATTATCATCGATAGCAACCCATGAGTCTGTCAAAAGTTTTTGCAATGTATACCAATATTCGAGTGACCATAATTCATTTTGAGGGTGAAAGTGTGATGTATGTTGAATGTCATGGCATTCAGGAATGTCTTCTCGTTTTAATTTTCGAATACGATACATGCTTTTCCTATTTTGTTTCTTCTCACAATCTCATTCTTAACTTTTTGACGAAGTTTAGGAATTACAGGTTTGTTGTATGCTTCAATTAATTCTGCATTTGATTTACACTTCATATACTCATGAACAGTTGTGACCTTCTTTGTGTTTCGGTCAACTTGTTTTGATGTTTTTCCAAATTTTATAGGCATGATATCTCCATAATTTAATAGTGTTATTTATCGTTTCTGGCACCTTCTACTTGCACGGTCTATGACCTCTAAATTATTATTCACAACGTATGCTGTCATGAGCATTGGAAAAATTATATCTCCGTACGTTAGCATATCAACTTCATATAATGAATCGAAAGGAGATAAAAATAATGCCTTATGTAGTATTAATCTATCTCTATGAGGTATTTCTGGTAACAAAGGATTTGCTTCAAAGACACAATCATAATCCATACCTCTTACAGTTGTCCAAACATCTGCCGCCTGTAAAACCCAAAATGTATAATAGACACTTGGGTGAATTGGTTGATTAAAGATTAATGGGTGTGAAAATTCTAACTTTTTCGGACTTTCCTTTAACGAGTATTCTATCGACTTCTGTAAATGCTCTTGATGGACAGAGTCGATAAGTTCTTTCCGATAACAACACGTCCACCCCCTCATAATTGCGAGTTTGTCCTTCGAGTCTAGCACCGAGGTTGACTGCATCTCCAATGACGGAATAGTCAAATCTAAGTTCTGACCCCATGTTTCCGACAATACATTCTCCTGTGCTGATGCCAATACCGACATTAATAGGAGGGAGATTGAGAGGAGCAAGTTCTTCATTTAATTTTTTTGTTGCTTCTAATATTTCTAATGATGACTTGACTGCCAACTCTGCGTGGTCTTCACAATCAAGGGGTGCATTCCAAAAAGACATTATACAGTCGCCCATATACTTGTCTATAGTACCTCTATTATTTATGATTATCTTCGTTTGGACATCTAAGAACTTATTAATGAGTTCTACAAGTCCCTCTGGGTCATCTTTGTTTTTATATGCCTCTGAGATTGGCGTAAATCCACATATGTCCATAAACATGAATGTCATCTCTCTTCGTTCTCCACCTAACTTGAGTTTGCTAGGGTCTTTTTGTAGTTCTTCAACCATGTCAGGAGATAAATATTTTTGGAACTGCTTCTTAATTTGTTCTTTGAGTTGATACGTTACATAGTATTTGTTGAATGAAGCATGACCAAAAACAATCATTGAGGACATTGATGACAAGAAAGTATCGAAAAGAACGTACTCAGAAATCCAAATATAATAACCCCCACCCAATTGAAGTCCAATTATACCTAGACTCACTATCGCCGAAAGACTTGTGGGAAGTTTGTAAACCACTGCCAGAATTAATAAAAGCACTGCCAGTAGAACGACAACTTCAAGAAATTCAAGATAGTAGGATTGTTGTATACGAACTTCTTGCAAGACGGTTTGGATTAGGTGTGCTTGAACTTCATGAGGATACATTGTACCCACTGGAGTTGAAATTGGATTATTCAATCCCTCAGCAGTTAGACCCCATACTAGAACCTTGTTTGTAAGGTCAGTATCGATTAACTCACTTGCTGAAATACGATTGAAATGATTCCAGTATGAAATCATAACATCACTTGTTGGTGTTGTCTCTATGGGTGATGCTTTTCCCATTCGCACCCATTCTATACCTGTCTCTGCTGTAACCCTAGTCTGATAACTTGGCATATCATATAATGCTCTGAGTGTTTCTAATGCTAGAGATGGATATATTTGCTCATTTGCGTACACAAGCAAAGGGGCACTTCGTATCGTACCATCAAAATTAGACGTTCCTGAGACGGCTGGTGTTGCTACAGTGACACCTACACCATAAGTATTGTTCTGTAATATTTCAACTGGACTAGCAATTCCATCAAATTTCCATATAGAATCTTCAATTGAACCATTACCAAATGTAGATGTAGGGACAAAAGGTGCCGAGCCAGTGTTTTTCTGATTAGTTGGTTGAGATGATAAAATTGTCAATCTATTGATTAAACCCTCTGCAAAGAGCTCATCTTGGCCGAATCTGTCTGGTTCAGTAAAGGCAATTGAGAAGACATGCGTGAGTGAAGGGCTTGTCGAAAGTAAAATCTCTCTGTATATATCTCTAGGCCAGGGAAACTGTCCATATTTTTCTAATGAATTCTCGTCTATATCTACTAAAACTATATCAGGTACGTGAACCTTTTCTTCTTGTTGATGTAAGTAATCGAACCAGGACCAAGATATGTTTTCTATGAAATATGGATTCCAAATCTTTAGACCAACTAAAAGACCAATAGTAACAAGAACCGTTTTCCACGAATACATTAATTACCTTGAGTTACTGATACTGAACAACCACCTACTGTTGCACATGATTGTGATAATGAATATGATTGTGTAGTTGTACCTTGTTGTAAAAGATTTAATGCAGTTCCATAACTACCTGACAAGTTAATTGTTGCTGTATGTCCAGTATCCCTTTGAACCACTGAAACATCATTATCGTTATTACTAATTGTTAAGTTAAGAGTCTTTGCACCATCACCTCTTTGTTCAACATACACATCATTATAACTACTAAAAATTAACTGATTATATGTGTGTCCACCATTACCTGAGTTTGCTTGCCAACCTGCAACATTATTATAACTTCCGTGTATGTCTAAATTAGCATAATGACCACCACTTTCATTTCCATCATAATAGAATGTTGTATCAGATGCATCATCTAGTTTACCACCTTGACCCCAACGGATAGAATTGTTCGAGCCATCTAAGTGCCAAAGGTCTATTGTATTTTGATTTGTTCCATCATTGTTTTGATATAAATGTAATGACATATTTGCACCATTAAGATATGAATAAGCATCATACATTTTAATTTGATTATTTGCACCATATTGTTCAATGTTCAAAGAGAAGTTATCCCCACCAGTTTGGTCAATGGTAATTTCGTTATCGTCTGCATTTGATGACAAAGATATGCCAATCAAAACAAATATGTAAAGAAGTGGACCTAATTTCCCCATGGTCTTATCCAATACTTAAATATAAATTCTCTTATGTTTTTCCACATAACTCTATTTAGTTTACTTGCCTAATAAAGATTTCAATTGCTTTATCACCCGAACCAAATTCTATGATACCTGAGTAAGACTCTGTTACTGTTTCTAATGAACCAGAGTTACCATTTTGTATAACAATTTCAATTATACCATTTATAGTTCTAAAGAATACTAAGTCACCATCTCTCTGAAATATATTATACTGAGAATCAGAATTAAATCCAATAGAGGCACCATCAAGTTGAATGTCTGCACCTGAAGTTTGCTGAACATCTTTAAGTTTGTTTTTTGTTTTTACCAATTCGTCAACAACGTCTAATACGTCAACGAGAAAGTCTACATCTAAGAAATCAATATCTAATTCTGAGAACTCTAAGTCTTCTGCTGTGTCTTCAAGTGCATCTGTTTCGAGTTCATTGAATTCTAAAAAGTCTACATCTAATATTCCTTGGTCTTCATCTTGTTCATCTCTATAAGCATCTTCCATTTGCTTTTTTACTTCTGGTGGTGGATTGACGATGAACATATTGTCAATCATGTTTGGTGTAATATTATTAATTGTAAGTGCAGTTGTTGGTGCTGTATCAAGTGTAGATACCATAGTTGCTTGATATGGTTGATTTAATGTTACTTCACCACCTAAGTTTGACACTACTATTTCGCCACTTGATTCTCCTGTCTCTTCGTCTGGGAGTAAAATAACAAGTGACCTACCAATCTCATCTACCGTTGTAGTGAAATCTGTTCCCTTGATTGATATTTGTGCTGTTGGTGTGGAAACATTTACGTTTGCTTTATTAATTCTGTTTCCTAAACCTGATGTAAATCTTGCAGTCCCTTGTACCATTCGTAATGACATTTTAGAAAGATTAGGGTCTGGGTCGTAATATGCCTCATCAATGTAAGCATATGTATGTTCGGTCATGTCGAGAACTTCATTGTCTAAAAAGACAATCTTCATTCTACCATTGACTGTTTGTGCTTCGTCTTTGAGAAGTATTTCAGTGCCAACTGGATTATTAATTTGCTCTGAGTCTCTTGTTAAGAATCCATTTCCTGATTGTTCAACAATATCACCAATGGGATTGCCAAAGGCAACCCCACTGATTAACAAAGTATTAAGAATCGCTAGACGAATCTTTTTGATTAATTTGAATGACTGCATTCTCACTATCTACACTGAGATTTATTATCGCATTTGGACTTGTACAACTTGCACTTGCAGTTGCACATGTTCCTGATAATTGATTGATGTCAATATTAGCATCTGAACCATCTAATGAAAGTGTTAGACTCGGTTCACCATCGTTTTGTAAAGTATTGATGTCGTTTGAAGAGCCATCAATATCTAAATTCCATACGATGTTATCTGCTTCCCAATCTATATCAAAGATATTAGATGAAGAACCAGATTGGAGAACTAAGTCTGCGTTCAAGAATTCTGCTGAGTTAACATAACCCTGGTCGATATCGAATGTGTTTGAATCACCAGTGATGACAAAATTTATGTCACCGTTATCTGCTGAACCAATATATCCAACGTCCCAATCAAAATCATTTGAACTACCTGTAACATTTAGTATTAAATTATAACTATCTGCTATAAATGGTCCATATAATTTGTTAGAGTCACCTAAGAAATCTATATCAAAATCCAAAGTAGCACCAGTAAGTGTCATTGAAGATAATGAGCCAGATGAACCGTCATCACCTCCAATTTTGTTACCAAATCCTACTTGGTCAATATAAAGTTTTAAAGTATCACCAACTTGAGTGATTTTGACCTCGTTATCATCAGTGGCTTGTGCGAAAATTAAACCTGTCGACATTAATAAAATTAAACTAAGTAGTTTATTCATTTTCGTTATACCCCTTTATTTCCCAGAAACCTCTATCGTGTCCCTGGTATATTATTTCTAATACTGCCGCTTCAATGGCAGTCCTTGTAGCATAAGTCACTGACTCATTGTTACCAACTCCGTCTTCATACTCTATGAGTTGTGTTCCTTCTTCGATGAATCTAAAGATATCACCGGCAGAACCATAACTCAATATAGTCTTACGAGTTTGTACATTAAGTAATACTTCACCTGTTAGTACACTAACTGCTCTCATCGATATAGTGACGGCATCTTTTCGATACTGTCTTGCCATACCAATACCTAGTGTCCGTGCGCCTCGTCCACCTGTGAGTAGATTAGTATCATAACCAATTACACCACCTTCTATTATTATGCCAGCAAATAAAAGTGGTTGTAAATCTTCGACTTCATCTGTGCCTGTAGCACGAGCATAGTCTTGTCTTGCTGAACGGATAATTTGTCTCTCTCTAACTAATGCATCGATTCCGTTTCTCTCAACAACACGAAACCATGTTCCGTTTCCTGCTGTCTTCAATGCATCAATCACCATTTCTACACCACCTTGTGTAACTGCTGTAGAGAATGATGCTATGTTGTCAACTGATTTTCTTTGTCCTGTTTTGTCTTGAAAATTATATACTGCAAGAACTGGTCTCTCTTTTGCAGGTGGTAATTTTAAAAGTTCAATGTAACTTGGAAGTTTGACAACCTCTGGGTCATCAACACAAATATATGGCATTGCTCTCTCAAAAGTTCTACCACTTGCCTTAGCATAGTTCCATAAATCATGGTTATATTCTTCACCCCATGTTTCTGGATTACAATCTTGTGGATTATCAGACCATCTCGGAACTGATGCACAACCTTGTAATAAAAGAACTAATGCTAAGAGGTATCTAACCATCTCCACCACCAGCATCAGGGTCTTGAGCAAAGTTTCCTGTTCCTACAGGTATCTCGATAACTGTCTCTGTACCGTCTGCTGAAGTGACTGTTAATCTTATAAACTCAGCACCTGATTCATCTGTAATAACTTCCCAGGTAACTACATTACCTTCTAGTACAAACGAACCGAATCCTGCTGGATTATCATTTGCAAACATTGACTCGACAAGTTGTTTTGCAAATTGGGCATAGATTCTTGATTCTAGATTACGGATAAATTTTGCTAAAACAGTATTGTCTGCCTCCCTTTCGGCTGCTTTTCGAGCTGATTCTAAGGCATCTTCTATTTGTTTCTTACGTGAAAATTCTTGGTTCTCAATGGTAAGATAATGGGCACCCGTGCCAACACCACTGAATGAAGGATTTTTAAATCCGAATTTGATTTCATCAGCGAATACTAGTGGCGTTATTAGAAATAATAACGATATTAATTTATTCATTTTTAGTTGATTTAGATTCCTGTTTCTTTTTTTCATTTTCTCGGTATTCTAAAACAACATCAACTTTTTCTTTAAGGCGAATTAAGTCTTGGTCAAGCATTCTTGTTTGGTCTATGACTCGTATCAATGCAAAATGCATCTTCTCTATTTCTGGGTCTATGTGTTCACCAATAAAGTTCCATACAAAGTAAACAAAATAGCCAAGTCCTACCATCATAACTACAGGAAATCCATAGTCGGTAATCAATTCTACAATCATTGGGACTTCTGTTTCCACTAGTCCCTCCTTACATCAAGTTTTCCGTCTTCTATAAAGTTTTCTGCTCTAGCAACTCTCTCTATATCTGGTCTCAACTCTAATGCACTTGACACTAACATATCAATCTTAATCATTTCGTTTGACATTGTTCTTGCACGATTCTCTAATGATTCACAAAACATTGTTAGTGTTTTTATATTGTCAACTATACCTTCCATGATTTGTTTGATGACTATGAATATAAAAAATCCCATGACTAATGCCATTGCGATTGGTACACCAACATCACCTATCAAATCAAATATAGTTTCCATACATCTATTTATAATTTTTGATAAAAGAAAGGGGTCGAAAAGACCCCTTTTGTTAGATTAAGAACTAAGTTCTTACTTTTTTAATTGAGAATGAATCTCACTGATTACTGCAGCTTTTGTTCCTGATTTTTTAACCTTAAGGTTTTGTTTCTCAGCAAGTTCTAATAATTGCATCTTTGTTAGAGTTTTCAACTCTGCTTTAGAAGTGATTCCATTGTCGTTTTTGTCTGCAACAACAGGTGCCTTTGCAGGTGCCTTAGTTGAGACTTCGACTGAACCAGTCTTCTTATTTGTAGAAACAAAGTATGCAATTACACAAACTACAACAATTATTCCAACTATTTCCATAATATACTCCTATTCGAATAGTAATGATACTGTTATTGTATCATATTTATTACTTATCTAAAAGAGGGTTTTTATCTTTTGCTTTACCAATTGCTAGGGCAAGAACCTCTAACCATTTGTAAACCTTAGCCCATAATTTGTCGTCTGCTGGTGTTGGTGTCATCGCAACGATAACTGAGCATATTGAGATAACTACTGGAACTACCATAAGTAAATTCCAAATCCCCATGATAAAGTCTATTATACCTGAAAACATAATTGTCTCCTCCTGTGTTATATTTATTTATTCTGACTACCGATTGAGTACTTTGCAGTGAGTTTCCATTCCTGCTTTTCCTTAAACGATACTATTTTGATTTGTGATAATGGTGCTTTTGGTTCTTCGACTTTTGTCTTGTCTACAACTGAGATTAGATTCCATTGTTGTAGTAAATCAATGATTGTGTTTCTTCTACTAACATCTGATTCATCGAAGTTTGATTGCTTACCATCTAAGAGGAATAGTTCTTTGAAGTGAACTATGTAATATTTACCTCTTTTGTGTAGTATATGACATGATTGGAATAGTTCTTTTTCTTTTCGAGAGGCAACACCAATACGTGTAAGTGTCTCCCTAATTTTAAGGAAATCATCTTTCTCTTTGAATGTTATCTCTATTAGATTGTTGACTATGTCTTCCATTGTTTCCACCTTGACTCATACTATTCTTCAAGACATTATACTGTTTGTCTGATAGAATACCCAAGTATTCTTTGGCCTTTTGGGTAGAAACATTGTAATACTCTTTGATAGTTTCTAACTTCTTACTTTCATAAGGTTTAGACCATTTAGAAAACCTATTTCGTTTTCTAAGAGTATTTATATAAAACTGATACTGAAGACGGTTGTCCAGACCGTGGTTAGTATTCATTTCATTCACAAAGTAGATTGCATCTTTGTGATATGATAATGCCCTATTCACCAAGAACGGTGCATAGGACTTCTCTTCGACTTCGTCAACCATGATATCTTTTTTATCATAACTGACATTTTTGACGTAGTCGAATGGATTTCTTTTAGACATTTCTAAGATATTCGTATACAAGTGCTTCACCTTTGAGTTCTTCTCCAAAGTAAAGTGTATGTCCGTCATGTGTTTCTCTTTTAATGAGTCCACTATTGTAAATTACATCTAATACAGAATTTCCATCTTCTGTATCTTGTGGTCTTGTGTCATACCACATAGAAGATAATGAGTGTGCATGAATTGACTTAACAGTTTTTGACCACTCTTCGGCTGCTAGTAAGTCTCTCTGATATTGAACTTTGTCGTCATATTGTGTCATGTGTTATCTCCGTCTCTATATTTAATTCTTGATTTATCAAACAGTCTATCTGCTTGTCTTTGAAAAGACTTTTCGATTTGTTTATCAAACCAACTAAAAAACCATTTTCTGAGTTTACCCATTTTTGAATTTACACTCAGTCATTATTTCAGTGAGACATGCAACAAAGTTAATCTCACTGTCCATTGCAAAAGCACCTTTGTATTGATAGTTAGCAATAATTAATACCACTGCTGGAATAGAACTTGCTTCTAATTTACTTTCAAGTGCATTGAAAACTTTTCTATATAAAGTATTGAAATCTTGGTCAGAGTTTTGACCAACCCACTTTCTCATACCAGACCAATCTTTGTCTGCAATCATATTAATTAATGGTGTTAGTTTCTCTTCAGATAGTGTAGCAAGAAGACCTGCATCAATTACACCACTTGCACCATATCTCTGAACTTCGTTTAGACATCTTCTGAAATCAGGAAAGAATTTCATAATTAGTTCTACTAGAACTTTCTTTTCGTATTGAATATTTTCTGAATCACAAATATCACATAATCTTTGTAAGAATGTACCAGCAAGAATTTGTTTATCATTTGGTGTCATTGCAAAATCAATTACAGTACACCTAGAATGTAGTGCTGGTAAAATCCTGTTTTTGTAGTTACATGTAAATATGAATCTACAGTTTGAAGAATATTCTTCAATGAAATTTCTAAGTGCTGGTTGAACTGATTCGGCAGAGATATAATCTGCTTCATCTAGTATCACAACTTTTGCACCACCACTTAATGAAACAGTTGATGCAAAGTTTTTGATTTTAGTTCTGAGAGTATCAATCAGACGACCCTCATCTGAACCATTGATGACAATATAATCTGCACCAATCTCTCTGCACAATGCCTTTGCGGCAGTTGTTTTACCTATACCAGCAGAACCTGATAAAAGTAAATTTGGCAATTCACCTTTCTTAACAAATTCTTTGAATGTTGTTTTAAGATTATCTGGTAAGATTGTTTCTTCTATTGTTTGTGGTCGATATTTTTCGACAAATAAAAATTCTTGTGTCATAGTATTCTATCTTGATAGTGGACAAACCCCTCCGAATGACCGTGTTGAGACCCCAAGGTTGATGAGATTTTCTCAACTCCCATGTAAAAAGCGGAGACTGTCACTTTAAACACACTTAATAACATCTTATGTATTATACTTTGAATCAGGTTCAAGTGCAATAAAGTATTCTAACTCTATATCTTTGTTATTGAAATGTGAAATACCTTTAGAAGATACTGAAACTGAATAGTTTCCTTCTAACACTTTCAAATTATCAATCTTG